GATGTAATCAACCGTCAAGTCCCACATATCAATGCAATACACAGGAACTTGCGCCGCCCTACCTATGACTGCCGACGAGGCGCCCTGCCATGAACCAATCTCAAGGATAACGCCTTCGCTGACACTGGTAGCTAATTCAGTTAGGACTGGTATATCTTGCTCCCTCACGCCTTAACATCCTTTCTAGTTCATTCACCTGCTTCTCGGTGGTGCCTATGACTTCCTGCGCTCTTGCCAATACCTTCTCGGATTGCTCCCGATAGAAGTAAGTGTCATCTAACCGCTTGACAGCCTCTTCCCACTCATCCACGTCATAAGGATCGCAGAATATCCCCGCCCAGTTTATTGAATCTCTCAGTCCGTCATTCTCAGAAGCTATGACCGGAATCCCCGATACGGCGGCCTCGATTGCCACTCTCCCCCAACTCTCTTCCCAACCCGTTTTAGATTTCCTGGAGGGGACAAGCACAATCCGTGCTTGAGAATAGATGATCTTCATATCGTTAGTAGCGGGAAGGAATCTTACATTCGCAGGAGCTGCTTCCCGTCTGAAGGGCCTACCCCCACAAGCGACGAACTGTCTATCCGGCATCCTTCTTGCTAACTCATAGAACACCTCTGCCCCTTTCTCCTCTAGGCAATTCACCAATAGCATCCCATCGCCAGGTGTTGTCTTATACCTCTCGTGCTTGTGCAGGGGGTAGACAACCGTTTGCTTCCCTGAGAACTTAGCTTTCCTTTGGATGTTCTCAGCATTGAAGATAGCCAGATCAAATCCATCGTAGTATCGCAACGCTCCATGCACGTTATGGACATAGCACACCTTTAGCTTGTTGGGATGCAAACGCTTCAGTGCCTGGGCGGCACTACGCTGCACAATGATTACATCCGCCCACGCATATTTCCGCCCGGCCTGCCTGTCGTTATCTATCATGTCCGTTTCGTGGCCCTTACCACGTAGATCATCTAGCAACTCACTTAATGCCAGATAACTCCCCCGATGGTGATTGTGATTGTTGACATGACCCAAGATTCTCAGGTGAGTCCGACGCTTACTAGGCTGCCGCTTAACACCCATCGGAGCCATGAACTTGTCATATTGCTGCGGTGTGTCAAAGTCATCAGTCCCGTCGTTGATCTCAGTGAAGTAAAGCCAGTCCCTATACTGAAACCTCGGAAGCTTGATCGTTCCTGATTGTGGCTTGCCGCCTTCGATGTATCGGTGTAGTGTCTGCCCGATAGGATTTCGCAGGATGCCCTGCTTAACCATCTCCCGCAATTCTCCTGCCTTCTTTATTACAAAGCTATTAGCTTTGATAGCAAGCATTTCCCTGTTGTTCTTAATCCTCCCCTTCTTGTACCTGCCGAAGAACCAGAAGTCATGCTCATCACTCAGGATGGTGTCAATAGCCTTCTCAGTGTAGTAGACATCGCCGTACAACCATATAGCCGGGGCCAACTCACGCGATGAGTAAATCCGGTCTATGCCATAAGTGTTATCAACCGGAACGTACTCTTTGACCCCTAGATCGCCGTACTGCCCCTTGTGCTTAACAGTCACCCAGATGTCGGTAATCCCTCTTTCTTTGAGCAACCTGATAGTTCGCTTTATGACAGGCTCACCTTTTACGGGAGCCAGTTGTTTAGGTACACCCAGATGGTTCTTCCATCTTGCCCCACCACCAGCGGCCATGATGACAACTCTTGTTGAACGATCAGGCTCGGCCTTCTTCGTAGTCGTCGGCCAGCTTACGGACTCTTCTTTTGGGAGTTCTAGCCTGTATCTTCTCATGATCTATCGCCGCCGTTTCTATCTTCTTGCCGTGAATCTTCTTTCGTCTTTTCATGGGAACCTCAGAGGGGGCGAGTTGCCCCGCCCCCTCCTAGTCTTAGCTCGAGTAGTCGTCCAGTTGCAGGAACGGGCTGACCTCGAATCCGTTATATTCGAACGGACTGTTGGGCCACGGGTTGCCGTCTACATTCCAGGTGATCTTGATGACCGTCTTGTTGTGGTCGTAGTATTCACCGGAACTGAGAGCATCCACGAAAGGCCCGGAGCCGTCCTTGATAAGGTAGTAACGGAAGTCGGCCAGCAGCAGGTCTCCAGCGTTGCCGAGCTGCGGGTTGGACGTGGTGATAACCACGGGGTAGCCGAATATAGAACCCGGCGCACCTTCCCGAGCGTTGGGCTGCCAGACGTACTGCCCTGACGGGTCCTGGATGGTCATAAGCTGTGGGAGTGTGGACTGGTTAGCCACCCACACATACCGTCCGCCCATCAACTGCTGTGCGTACATATTGGTCAGGTCAAGGTAGCTGATCTGGTTAGCGACCTGCCTTGCGATCTGGATGACCGAGGCGTGCCCGATAAGGCCAGTCGGCTGTCCGACCCCTGTTCCATTCAGGAACGCCATTTCCTCAGCCTGAATCACCGCTCCACGGAGCAGGTCGCGAGCCAGTGGTTCAAACACCCTGGTGTTCCTCAACAGCTTGTCGGTCACGACGATCCTGCCCGCCACCTCGTTAGGCTTCAGGGTCTTCAAGCGGAACTTGGGCTTGGACGCGGGCTTTAGCTGCCCTTCTTCGATCCAATCCACCTCTACGCCGCCGAATATCCCATACTGCCCCTGGTCGAGAACAGGTATCTCTACCTGTGTGTCGGGCGGGAAGCCTGCCGGAAGGACTCTGGCTCGGGGTCGCACAACTGCGTCTTCCGGTCCAACCTTCAGGAGTTCGTCAATGAATCGGTCAGGAACCAGAAAACCACCCTGCACGCCGCCGGAGTAGTCCATGTTCGCCACGGGAGTCTTCTCGCCACCCTCGTACTGGTAGTGCATATCCCCGTTGTCGTTATGCGGCTCCTCACGATAGGTAAGCCGCGGGTCTTCACGGTTGAACCGGATGGTACACAGCATTTCAGACAGTGAGCGGAACTCGCCGTACCTTACTTCCCTTTCCTTCACCTCGGTCTTCATGGCGGTGGACATTTCCACCCTCTGAAGCTCCTCCTCGCGGGTAAGAGCCTCTTCGGCCTTCTTGACTTCAGCCATCCTCTTCTCGTACTCCTGAGTTTCCTCGGGAGTCATCTCGCGGTTCTCGGCCTCTATCGAGTCAAGAAATGCCCTCACGCCACCAACCAGGTCAGCTTTCTTCTGACGCATATCAATTAAGTTTTTCATGTTTCCTCCTTTTTATCGGTAAATTAGACTCGCCGTACCAGTACACCGACCATCCTAGTACGTCGCCAGCCTCTTGCGCTTCAAATCCAGACTGTCAACACGCCCCGGACCGTCGTCCGGCACGCCCTGATCGCCCAAATCCTCGGCNGGACTGGGGGAATATCTTGTTCTTGATGGCCTCCGCTATCTGGTCAACTTCCTCTGCCGCCATCCTCACCTTCACATCAGTCTGCGGGTAGGCCGGGTACACTACGGGTGATACGTCATACAACTCGTCACACCCGCCGGGTAACAGAGTCCTCGTCCTCACACCATCCTTGTCCTCCCACTTCTCGCCCTTCTCTTTGACGGTAAAAGCGAAGGAAGACTGCCTTACGTCGCCCCTTTTAATCGTCTCAATGTATCCACTCGCCCATGACGGCGGGTGTATGACATACGCCAACCCGGTTTCATCTTCTGACAGTGCAAGCGTCTGTGCCGACTTCCTCCCTAAGATAATATCGGCGTTGTGATTCCACAATGCGGCGGTGTCTGATCTCTTGATCGCCCCCTTGAAGAATCCGGGCTCGATGATCTCCACAAACCCGCCTAAGTCGCTAGAGCGTTGGCCAAACACAGCGGCATGACCCCTTATCGCGGGGTCTTCGTCAGAACGAACCTCCACGCAGGTGTCAAATACCCTATATTCGATCTTGCCCCTCTTGCTGTGTTCTCCATTCCACCTAGCATGACACACAGCTAATCTTTGATCGTTGTCGGGGAACTCCTCTTTCATGCCGTCATCCCCCATGCACCTTTCAATGAAGTCGCCCTTGTCTTCGTTGTCCTTGGGTTTTACTAATGGCATTTTAACCTCCTACTCAGGCTCAATGACGCACTCACACCCACGATGGAGTGGAGGTTGCATCGCTGGCCTTCTTATGGTCATGCTCTCGCCTTCAGCGAAGGCGGTTTCACCTACAAAGTCCTGCCCCGTCCCGACCTTCTTGCCGTCTAGTTGGCTACAATAAGGGCAGGGATTCCCCGAAGCATTACGCCAGATTAGGGATAACACCCCAGCACCGGCGGCTAGTGTTAAACAGATAGCGTTCGCCAGTTGAACAGTCTCGTTCATGCCTATCTTGGAAGGCCGCTTCTCTTCCCATTCCTTCAGTCTTATCTCGACCTTCTCCTCAAACTCTTCCTCTTCCAACAATGCTAGAAGCTGCCCCCGTGAAGACCCGGCATGACGGGTGGCATAAGCCTCTAAGTATTCCTGCAGGAACTTCGGAATGTCCGCCGTGCTGTCTCTTTTGAGCTGCTGCTTGACCAACGGCTCGATAGCTTCAGCTAGCGAATGACTACCCGCCGCCATCTGTCGCTTGATGTATTCTGGAAAGTCCCGGTAGAAGTCCTCCAACCATTCAATGAATAAGGTTGTATTCCGTTCGCCCAGGTGCTTCTTGAATGCCTTGCGGACGTTAGAAACTTCCCTCTCGACTATCCGTTTCCCGGCTTCCTCAAAGACCTTCCGATAAGACCGGGCTACTAGGTATCTGTTCTTGGTGAGGTTCCTGACATCGAGGCTCCTGTCCTCTCGTACGCTGTCCCAATTTGCCGGAGGTTCCTCTGGCTTCTCGGTCAGCCAATTGGCGGGTTGCATATTCATGGGGACAAGGTATATGTCTCCCTGTTCATCCGGCAAAGGATTCATGTTCTCCATGTCGCGAATGTCGTTCACTGACAGCCATCCCCAGTTTCTACCCATCTGATAAGACCTGTATCTTGCCTCGGTGGTCGCCCGGAGCATCCCTTCAACAAGGAACTCACAGTAATAGGGTTTGTTCTGGAACAGCTTGCGGTTGATCTCCTGCTCGAAGTTGACCAACCAGGGGGCCATCGTGTCCCTGAGAAACGACAACTCCTGCTCTTCGATGTTAGAGAACGTCGCCCTTGATAACTCTGCGATCTTGTGAGGCGGGACACCGAAGATTCTCGCTATCTCCAAGACCTGAAACTGTCTCGTTTCAAGAAATTGCGACTGATCCGGCGGGATGGTGAGTTTCTCAAACTTCATGCCCTCTTCGAGGAGCATCAACCTGTGGGCCTTCCCGAGTCCGGCGTACTTCTCTTTCAACGACTGGCTCAGTCGCTTGTATGCTTCATCCGACAACTCATCCGGATGCTGGACCACTCCGGCGATGTTCGTGCCTTCCCCGAAGTAGGTCGCCCCGAACTCCTCCGAAGCTAACGACAACCCGATAGCTTCTTTGGCGTGCTGGATCGGGCCGAGTCCGGTTACTCCGTTAGTGGACAACCCCAAGACATGAATCATTGCCCACTGAGGAATGATCTTCTCTTTACCATCGGGCAGAGAGACGGTGTATAACAGCCCCCGTCTTGAGTTCAGTAGCTCTATCTTCACCTTCCAGGGTGGTATCTGCCATAACGCTACAGGCGTATTCCCTTCATACTGAATTTCGGCGTACGCGTTACCATGCAGGCAAAGATGTGTCATAGCCGTAGAACGAAACACCGCCGAAGTCTGAAGGGGATTCGGCTCGTTGTGGAGCAAACTATAAACAGGCGAATCTACTGCCCGTTCCCGACCTTTGCCCTTTCTGTGGTAGACGATAAGAGGCAACGAGGCCATCGTTCCCGACAAGACTCTGATACACGCCCACACCGCTGACGATTGCATGGCCGTGAAGTCGTTGACGTCGGCTCCTGACTTCGCCTGCCTCCCTCTGTAAATACGGTTGTAGAGACTGTCATCGTCAAGCGAGTACGTTTGTCTTTTCTCCCTGTTGATTGTCAATACTCTATTTGTGAAAGGGATTTTCATTTCATATTTCCCCCTTAGGACTTGACAAGGTGTTTGCACTGTGTTATTATCATATTAGGAGGTGAGCATGGAATTGAAATCATACATTCGATACCGCAGCGAGTGCGGATTGGCTGTGAAAGAGCCAGAGCTTGTTGCCTCATTAGGCACCCAGGGGATCACTAGCGAAATAGAGCGGCTCGCTGTATT